CAGAGAAAAACATGCCCAGCAGTCCGAATTACAAACGTGATTTAAAGCAGGAACGCAAGACGGCTATAGCCCGAGGCGAGATGGAGAAAGACAGGGTCCGACACCGCGCGCGCTATGCGATGGAGAAGGCAGGCAAGGCGCACAAGGGTGACGGCAAGGACGTTGACCACGTTAAAGCACTCAGCAAGGGCGGCACCAATGCGGCTGGCAACTTGCGAATGCGATCCGCATCATCCAACCGCAGCTTCAAGAGGAACCCAGACGGCAGCATGAAATGATTGCTGAACTGGTGGAGCAGTCTCGCTTTGACGAGACAACGCGGGTGGTATGCCCATTCTGTTCTGCTGAACGCAGAAAAACCAACATCAAAGACATGACGCTGACCCGCAGGAGTGACGGGGCGGTCGTTTACATGTGCCACCACTGCCAAGCCAGTGGGTCCGTACAACCACAGAAGGAGAGAAAGATGAGTGCAGTCCCGGAGAAATTACACGCCGTGCCCGATCCCAAGATCATGCAGGGCAAGCTACAAGAATCGCATTACGATTGGCTGGCGTCGCGCGGCATCAGCCCCATGACAGCCGATCTGTTTAAATGCTTCGCAGCCAACAAGTTCTTTCCGAAGATCGGAGCAGAAGCACCGGCGATTGGGTTTCCATATTTCCGTGACGGCGTGTTGGTATCTGCGAAGTATCGGAGTTTCCCGGAGAAGGCATTTACACAGGAGAGCGGCGGCGCGCATGACCTGTTCGGACTTGACCATGTCACCAAGGGTGAACCACTGATCATTGTCGAAGGTGAGATAGATTGCCTGACACTGATTGAGGCAGGCATCAAGAACGCAGTCTCGGTACCAAGCGGGGCGCCCATCAAGGTCGCAGATGGCAAGGTACTACCGTCAGAAGACAAGCGGTTCAGCTTTGTGTGGAACGCCAAGGACATCATTGAGGCAGCACCATACGTTGTGCTGGCAACAGATCAGGACGGCCCCGGTCAGGCTCTCGCAGAAGAACTGGCAAGGCGCATTGGCAAAGAGAAATGCAGGCTGGCGAAGTTCTCAGCCAAAGACCTGAACGAAGTCTTCAATGATCCGTCTAAGTTTACACAGCACGATGATCCGTCTACCGCTATACGCACGATCATTGATGCAGCAGAACCCTACCCCATCTCCGGCCTCTCCGAGGCATCCACCTACCTAGACAAACTCAACGATCTGTATGCCAAGGGCACGGGCAAGGGGGCCAGCACCGGGTACAGCAGCCTCGACCAGATATACACAGTCGCCCCATCGCAGCTTACGGTGGTGACAGGCTACCCATCATCGGGCAAGTCCAATTGGGTCGATCAGATCATGGTGAATCTGGCGCGCAACGATGATTGGAAGTTCGCCATCTGTTCTTTTGAGAATCAGCCAGAGATACACATCACCCGCCTCATGGAGTTGTTCATCGGCAAACGCTTCTTTGATGGCGTCAACCGGATGAACGAGAGCGAAAAGAACATGGCGTTTAAATGGGTGAACGAACACTTTCTGTTCATCGATTCCAACGGTGATGAGCCGTCTACCTTAGACAGCATTCTGAGTCGGGCCAAGGTTGCGCTTCTGCGGATTGGCATTCGCGGGTTGGTGATTGACCCGTACAACTTCATTGAGATGGACAAGAGCGACACCGAGACGCAGGTGATCAGCGGCATGCTGACCAAGGTGCGGCGGTTCATCAAGGCGCACGGGCTGCATTGCTGGTTCGTGGCCCATCCGTCTAAGGTGCAGCGGCAGGGCGTGGAACAGCCACGGCCAGACGGCATGAGCATCAGCGGGTCGATGGCATGGTGGGCGAAGACGGATTGCGGCGTCACAATCCACCGGCAGGAAGGTCCGGTTGTCGAGGTCGCCGTATGGAAGTGCAGGCATCGATGGGTCGGTACGCAGGGCGAGACAACCCTGCTCTACAACAAACAGGCCGGGACGTACAGCGAAAACCTAGACGCCTTCTGAGTTTAAACGGGGGAACGTGCTGCTCATTAACCTGATGCGGATAAAGTCGCTAGTACCCCACCAATGAAAACGCCCCCATCAGGGGGCGTTGCTATTTGCGAGCATGGAACACGGCGGTGATCAAGGTCGTGGCGGTTGCATAGCGGTATACCCGCCCGCCTGATACCTCATGGATGACGTAGCGGCCAGCCTCATAGGTAATGAACTTCCCCCTGCGCGGCGGCACAGGCGCCAGCCGCACGATAGGGGAATGCTGACACTCTGCGGGGCATGGGCCTACTACGTCAATGATCCGCAAGGTAACGGCGGATCGACTGGAATTCCTCCCGGTCATCTCCGCCGACCTGCGCGGTTACCTTGTCCAGCAGATCGAACATCTGCGGGGCCACAGCAAACAGTCGTGCGTGTAAACGCTGCGTCTCAGGCGGCAGTATCCGGCTGGACGCATCAGCGACTTGCACCTTGCGTTTGTTCGCGGGGTCATGCATCCACACAGTGGTGCGTTTTCCTATCGGGTGGACAAACCACGGCCAATTGAAGTTCATATCGTCCCCCCGCAGAACGCAGCGTAGAAGTCATGCATCTCAGGGTCGCGCAGCAGGCGCGTCTCATTGGTCAGGCTGGCCTCGTATGCATACATGGCTTGGACCATATGAAGCAGGAACACAGTGTCGAGCGCATTCATGATGCGCCTCCCGTGGCTTTGCGGATGGCTGCGATGGCGGGTTCAATGTGTGTCACCTGCCACAGGTTGATGGCATCTCGCAATTCTGCTTTTTCTATCATGGCTTTGGGAGACTTGCCATGCATGCGCGCTTCTTTTTCACTCAGGTCAATCAGCCAGTTCTGCGCCATCGGCAGCAATGCTTGCAGCGCGGCCAGTAATTCTGGCGCGGCCTCTGCAATGCGGACTTGCTTCGCAGCCTCATCCATCTTGGCATCAAACCATTCGTTCATGGGCTGCGGGCGGGCGGTGATCGAGATAAGGTGTTGCATGTTTAAACTCCATTGATGATGTTGGCGATAGCCATGACCTGCACCGGTGTCAGTGTGGCGCCATTGACCCGGCAGCATACGCTGCCATGCACTGTGGGGCTTGGCGATATATCCATGATGTGAACACCTGTGGCGCGGACTGCATCGGACAGGGTCCGGGCCATTGCGGCGTTTGATTCCTCCATGCTCTTACGCTCATTCTGTATGCGCAGAGTTCTTTCACGGGCCTCAAACTCCGCAATGCATGATGCATGCTGTTTGTGTACGGCCCTCACAATAGACCGCACACTGTATCCGCCATCACGCAGCAATATGCGCGATGCGTGTTTGTGGCGCCAGTGGCGTGACACATAGATATAGGGCGGCTTGATCATAAAGTGATCATCGTCCGGTCTGCGAATGCTGATGTAGGTAGAAAAATGCGCATTCGGGTGTTCCACCAGCGCAGAACTGCCGTCATCTTTCAGGGTGACTGTGTATGTGGACGAGAGGGACTTGGCTGCGGCGGCGATAGCGTTGTGTGCTTTTGTTTCGTTGTTGATCATGATGGTGCTCCGGTTTAAACAGATGGGCGGCCAAGCAGATGATCCCGCTCGGCGGTGAGTTGCTTGAGCAGCTTGACCATATAGCGGCGGCTCGGCATCACGGCGGGCGCGAGGCGGTAGCGGGTGCAGTATTGGTTCTTATCCCAATACGCGACTTCCACTTCATCGGCAATCAGTTCGCCGCCCTCGCGCAGCACCCGGTTGATCCGGGTAGCACTGGTGCCGCAGGCTTTGGCAAGGTCGGACACTTTCACCGAATTGCCGTTTTGCAGGCAGTACATATCGATGGCGGCTTTGATAATGGTTTCGTTGGTGAGCATGATGGTTCCTATGTTTAAACAGATTGAAGCTTCCAGCCAAAGCTGGAAAGGTCGGTGCTGGAAAACGGCGCGCGGAATTTGTTGCAGCACATACGGTTCATTTCCTGCGCCTGCGTCATGGTCAGGTCGCGGAATACCAGCGTGATGCCGTCAACAGTGGTCAGGTGGAATGTGTATTTCATTTGGTCAACTCCGAATAGATCAGAAAAACTACAGTGAGAATCGCCAGCACCAGCGTGATAGCCAGTGCTGGATCGTCTAGTGCGATGGCCCAGATCACAGGGCCACCTTGATTTGTTTAAACGATGCGGTGGCAAGGTCCGCAATGTTTGTGATGTTGACGTGCTGCGGGTAGACGCTGCTTACGGCGTCCACCTGACCCCGTGCGCGGCGGTCGCCGCACCCGTCTGTCATGACAAAGCAAACCTTACGCTGCTCTGGGCGCTGGAACAGATGGCGATGCACTACGCGCAGGGCGGCATAGTCGTTGGTGCAGGACACGACCTTGACCCGCGTCATTAGGTCGGTGACCCGCTGCGTGGGTTCATTCCAATCTTTCAGCAGGGACACTGTGGTGCTGAAAGTCCACACTTGCACCTTGACGTTTGCGCGGCGCAGGGTATCGCACATAGCGGCCACGGCGCGCGCGGCAACATCGATGCGGTTGTTCGCCATTGACCCGGAAACGTCCAGCAGGATAGCCACGGCGGAATCAACACCTTCCACTTCGCTGCGGCGTTTAAACACATTCACATTCCCGGCTGCGGTGGATGCCAGACGGCCAGCATTGAGACGGCCAGCGGCGCGGTTCACTTGCCAATCCTCGCGGCCAGACTTGTCGAATAGGCGCTTCACTTCGTTGCGCAGGCGCGCACTGGCAGCGCCGTCCACATTGATGGACCGGATTGCGCCACTCAGAACATGGGCCTGCTTACGGGCCACGGCGGCAGTCTCGGAGAATTGTCCGCCCGTGCCGCCCTCGCCGATAGGCTCGGCGCCGGGTTCCACTTGCGTGGCGTGCGTTGCGGTTGTCACGGCCTTGCGCTGGCCTACAGGCGCCTCGGACTCTCGGCCCTTCCCCTCCCCCTTGCCAGCACCTTGCGCGCCTCCAGCGCCGTTCTGACCAGCCTCAGACCCATCGCCAGCCTCACCGGGTTGGGCGCCGGGTTGGCCGGACTCGCCAGCCTCGCCGGGTTGACCAGATGCACCGGGTTGCCTCCCTTCGCCGGACTTGCCAGATGCGCCAGACTTGCCGCCTTTGCCAGACTTGCCGCCTTTGCCAGACTTACCGGGCTGGCCGGGTTGGCCGGGTTGATCGGGCTGCTTTCCGGGCTGCTCTGGCTTTTGCAGTTGGGCCAGCAGCCACTTGGCAATTGCGAACGTGTCGTTGGTCGATTGCGCAGCGGCCATGCGGCGCTTTGCTTCTGCAAACAGCGGTTCCAGACCAGCGGCCAGTGGCATCTTGATCGTGGCATGGTCGCGCAGGTACACGGCCAGCACCCACACATATTGGGAAGGGTCGGTCCAATCTTTCACATTCGCCAGCGCCTTGCGGCACATGCCATCCAGCAGGCGGCTCAACAATTCGCGGGCGTTGGGCACCAGCGCCTCATTGATGGCGCGGGTTTCAATCCACGCATCTTCAATGGCATTGTGGAGTGCCCGCAGGTATGGGCTGGTGCGAATGTGGAGCGCGTCCCACCCGTAGGTGTAGCGGCGGTGCAGCAGTTCGTGGAAGTACATTCCGGTGTAATGCCAGACCAAGTCGCTGGTGACCGTGGCGTCATCTGCCACATTCGCCAGAAGCATCTCGCCGGAGCCATTGATTGCGGCAGTGGTGATTGACTCGGACCAAGTGATCTGCACGTTTGTGTGCAGGGCGGACGCCACTTTGTGGCAGGCGGCTTCGACCGCCGTCCGGAATTGAATGCCATTGATGCGTTGCATGTTGATCTCCGTTTAAACGTTGGAAAGCACTTGCTGTTCATTGAGGAACGCGGCCCGGATTGATGCCAGTGCGGCAGCGGACTCAGACGGCTGGCGGTTGGCTATTGCGGCGTCCCATGCGGCGTCCAGCCCCATGATGGGCAGCAAGGTGACAAACGACATAGCCGAGCGGATAGAGGGGGCGCTGACAATGTCGCCCGTCTGGACTTTGGCGCGGGCAGCATTGAGACAGGCCACGACTTGGTCGGCCAGTTCAAGCTTGCACCCGGTGCGCGCAGCGATGGCTTTGGCCTCTACAGTGGCAGGCAGCCACTGCATGTGGAACACCAGCCCGAAACGGTCCAGCGTGGCCGAGTTCATTTGATTGGTCCCGCCGAATTGGCCGGACTCATCGCCCGTGCCCAGAGTATTGTCGGCACCCAGAACCATGACGCCCGGTGCGCGGGTCCAGAATTTCCCGCCAATGTTCTGGTGCGCGTTGGGTTCCAGCAGGCCATTGATCACGGCCAGCGCGCCGGGTTGGCAATTGCTGATCTCATCCAGCAGCAGCACGGTGCCGGGCCGACTGTAGGCCAGCAGGAAGTCGCCAGCCACAAACCCGGTGGACCCGTCAGGCAGGATGCCAGTGCCGCCAATGAAATCGGCGGCTTCGCTGTACTTCTGGAAGTTCACTCGGGTGAATGCGCGCCCGCAGCGGGCGGCAAATTGGCGGGCCGTCTCAGACTTGCCCACGCCCTTATCCCCGCCGAGCCAGACGTTTAAACCGCCAGCCAGTGCGCCAGCCAGTGCGCGCAGGATGTCCGGGGTCCACAGGAAATCCGGGTCCACTGCGGGTGCAGTCGGATCATCCCAAACATCGAATTCCAGCGGACGGCCAGCAATGTCGCAGGCATTGACCCCGAACAGGTCCAGCGCGGACTTGCGGCCAATGACCATAGGCGCAGTGGCTGCGGCCACGATATCGGCCACGGTGTTGCTGGCAGTTGCAGCGGCAGCGAACTCCCCAAACCCGGTGCGGACTGCGGCAGCAATCTCTGCGCGCACGGCGGTCGGGTCCAGCGTGACGCTGGCCTGCATGGCATCCATGCGGTTGGTCAGCGCCTCGGAAATACTACGAAGAGAATCGGTCAGCACCTTAGTGGACTTGGCCGAATCATTCACAGAATCCAGCACGGTGCGGTTGACGGTCACCAGATCACCCGCCACTTTGGCAAGGTCGCTGCGGATATGCGTCAGGTCAGACTGCGCTACATGCATGCCATTCTGCACGGCCACAACATCACGGGTTAGGTCGCGGATTGCGATGGCATGCGCCTCAATTCGCGGGTCGCTGACAGGGGCGGCAGGCGCGGCAGGGGCAGGCACTTGCGCGAGGGACGGCGGCAGGCCGCCCAAGGCCACAAAGTGTGCAGCCAGCGCGTCCACCATCTGCGCCTTTGTTGCGGCAACGTGGGACGGGACGCCCAAGTGCTGTTGGCGCAGCGCGGACAGGGCAGCGGTGGATTGACGGGCCAGTGCGGCCTTGATTTGTGCGAGGGTCATATCGGAATACTCCAGAGGGTTGGGGAAGGGTTACTCGGAATCGGCGCCGTCAGCGTCCGGCAGCGGGTCGAACAGCATCACAGTTGGTTGCGGCAGGCACCCGCACAGGGGGGCGCCGTTCACCAGCCACTTGGCAGTGGTGCGGACGGTATATCCGCAGTGCGCGCACCAGCACTTCAGCATGCGGGTGCTTTGGGTTTTTTTGGTGGACAGGGCCAACTCGGCATGCGGGTAGGCTTCCAGCCCACTGAGAATGCCAGCGTAGAGGGAATCAAACTGCGGGCCTGCGCTAGTGGCCTTGTACCCCTTTGCAGCGTCCGGCACCAGCCCCATCTGGTCGCAGACGTTTGCAAATGCTTTCCCGTGGTTCAGTGCGCCCGCCGTAGTGTGGGCCAACTCATGGATCAGAATCGCCAGCACTTCCGCCGGGTCGGCCACAGTGGGGGAAATCAGGATTTCCATTGTCTTATCGGCGCTGGCCGTGTCGGCCCAGCATTCCCCGACTGCGCCGGAGCGGCGGGCATTGGACGGGAAACCGCAGGCGACCCGAATGCGGGCTGCGATGGGGGCGGCAGTGGCGGCGAACACTGGCCGCAGTTCCTCCACGGCGGCTGCCAGCCAAGCTTCGCGGGTGGAATGGATAGGTTGGGTCATTGGAACACTCCAGTTGCGCACCAAAGGCGGTGCAGGCCCGATTACGCCACGATTTAAATAGCACTGTCAAGTGCTTTGTGATATCAGTTTATGTGAGCATGCACTAACGTAGGGGACTACAGTGAGGGGACGGTCCAGATGGGCGCCGGGGCTGGCCTATATATAGAGTCGCTGCGCTCTAGGGGGAATCCACAGGGTGTGGACAACTGCGGGGTTATCCACAGGTCTGTGGACAACTGGCAAAATTGACGAAAGTCAAAAAACGATCAGATGGCCGTATACGGGCCGATCTCGGACTGGCTGGTGGGGTAGTGGCCTGAAACGGTTTGCGCGGCTTGTAGGGGCCATTCCGGCCTTTTTAGAGGCATAAGGGTAAACCCTAGTTTTGTGGATAACTCACCCGGTTTTGGCACTTTTCTGTGGGGATAAGTCGGCGGACAGGTGTGGACAACTGGCAATCCACAGGCATCTGTGGATAGTGTGGACAAGTCAGGTTAGTGGCTGCTAACATACGAACAGCGGCGGTCAGTGAGTGATCACTAACCTGTCATAGGTTTAAACAATCAGGGGCATGCAATGGATAGGGAAAGCAAACGGGGACGGGCGGACAGTCTGGCGGAGCAGTTGTCAATGGCAGAGGCCGAGTCGATAGACGCCATGTATCAGGACGCTGAAATTTTGGACGCGGGGGAATTGAGCGAAGCGGAGCAGGCTGCATTGGACTCAGAGGGACCAAAGGTCAAGCTACGGGCAGTAGTGGGCAATAGAGCAAGTCTGACAAGCCAGCAGCAGGCATTCGTTCAAGGCGTCATAGAGGGAAAGTCACTCCGGCAAGCCTTCAGGGATGCCTACCCAAACAGCAAAGCAGCCGACTCTACAGTGTCCAGCGCCGCAGGCAGGTTAATGCGTCATCCCGTAGTCCGGGCAATGATTGAGGAAGCTTGGGAGGAAACCCGCGAGGCACTGGTGGATGATCAGGTGCGGGTGAAGCGATATGTGATGGGCCAGTTGCTGACCCTGAGCAAAGCAGCCAAGCAGGAAGGCACCCGTTTAAAAGCATTGGAACTGATGGCGCGCAGTGTCGGCATGTTCAGGGATCAGGAACCTGAAGCAGCACCAGCACCTAGTGCAGCGGACCTGAAGCGCGAACTGGCAGGGCACCTCTCCCGCCTGAAGTAGTGCCTGACGTTTACACGCAGGGCACCTACTACAAAGAGACAGGGACGGTCTGACGGTGGAGCAGCAGCGTGGCAGGAACGCAGGTCACGCAGGCGGCGTGGGAGACGCGCAGCGCAGCAGGTGAGGGTGAGGGAAGTGCGGACGACGGAGACGGCTGGATGAAGACCCCACTGCCCCGCCACCCCCCAAAGCTTACCTCCCCCATCCGTCCGCGCTTTACGCTCGAATCCACACTCCCAAATACCTTCGCAGTTCTTCCGCAACCCCTTCTCGCAAACACCCCCCCTATATATAAAAATTTCTTGTTTAAATGCGAACGTTCGTATTATAATTTAAACATGCAAGACACTATCTTTCAGCGCGTGTGGGTTGGTGAGTTTGGGGACTATGTGATCCCTGAAGAGTTTGCGCATGTGAAGATCAGCCAGAAGGGTTGGCCGGACCTTCGGCAGAAGGATGCCTTGAGGTTTCTGGAGTGGGCGGCGAGGATGGATCAGGATGCCAAGGAAGCCCAGAAAGCGTAAGGAGATGCCCAAGCATGGACAGCGGGTTCTGGAGTTCGTTGATGCGTACCAGAAGCTGTTTGGGCAGTCGCCTTCGTATGAGGTCATCGCCAGTTCTCTGGGGCTGGCGTCGAAGTCAAACATGCACCGGATAGTGCATGAGTTGAAGAGTCGTGGGTACCTGACGGTCAAGCCCCATGCCATGTATTCCATCAAGCTGGTGGACAAGACTATGGAGAAGGTCAATGCAGCTATCGTCTGATCCTCTGTTTCGCGCGTGGGTGCTAAAGACCATACGCGGTCTGGGGTTTACCGGAACCCGCATGGATATTGGGTCGCAGTGGAAGTTAGTGCCCACTACCGCAGAAAACGGCGTGGATGCTTGTCAAGAGGGTTTTGCAAAAAAAGATTCGGCGAAAAGTCGTTTGGAATCAATGACTTACGCAGACTGGATGCTGTTTGACCGCCATGATTCGGAGAATCGTGGTGTACATTAACAAGTTAGATGTCTTCGGTATCCCGAAGCCCTCCGACAACTTGGGATTAACTCTCATCCCAAGCCCTTCTCTCAAGACGTTGGTGGTATGACTCTACTGACGAAACAAGAGGTTGCAAAGTACCTGTCGGTGATAGACAAGGTACCGGAAGCTGAACGGAAGAAAATCAAGGCTCTGTTGGAACTCGACAGGGTTGAGAGATGCCGGGAAAGCTTTCTGTTCTTCGTAGAACAGATGTGGCCTGTCTTCATATCCGGAAGTCATCACCGAATCATGGCAGATGCCTTTGAGAGGGTTGCTTCGGGTAAGTTGAAGCGTCTGATCATCAACATGCCACCCCGACACACCAAGTCGGAGTTTGCCTCGTTCCTGTTACCGGCGTGGTTTCTTGGGAAGTTCCCCGAGAAGAAGATCATCCAGACTGCCCATACCGCAGAACTGGCGACAGGGTTTGGCCGTAAGGTTCGTAATCTGGTGCAGTCTGAACCCTACCAGAAGGTGTTCCAGACGGAGTTGTCGTCGGACAGTAAGGCTGCTGGCCGGTGGAACACATCGAAGGGCGGCGATTACTTCGCTATCGGTGTGGGCGGCGCAGTGACCGGTAAGGGCGCCGACATCCTGATCATTGACGATCCCCACTCCGAACAGGAAGCCAAGCAGAACAATCCTGCGGTGTATGACGGGGTGTATGAGTGGTATACCTCCGGTCCGCGTCAGCGTCTGCAACCGGGCGGCGCCATCATCATCGTGATGACCCGCTGGGCCAAGCGAGACTTAACCGGGCAGATTCTGAAGAAGTCCGGCCAAGATGGAGTGGACCAGTGGGAGGTCATAGAGTTTCCGGCCATCATGCCGTCGGGCAACCCGCTGTGGCCCGGATTCTGGAAGAAGGAAGAACTGGAGGCCATCCGCGCGGAAATCCCCGTTGCCAAATGGGAAGCGCAGTACCAACAGAATCCAACGTCGGAAGAAGGCGCCATCGTCAAGCGCGAGATGTGGAAACGCTGGGACAAGAATGACCCGCCGCCCTGCGAGTATGTGATCCAGTCTTGGGACACGGCCTTTGAAAAATCAAACCGCGCAGACTTCTCAGCTTGCACCACTTGGGGTGTGTTTAAACATCCAGACCAGAAGGGGCGCGAGCGGGCCAACATCATTCTTCTCGACGCAGTGAAAGAGCGTCTGGAGTTTCCGGAACTCAAGGCCAAGGCCAAGGAGTTGTACACCTACTGGGAACCGGACGGGCTGATTATCGAAAAACGCGCATCCGGCGCGCCCCTGATCCATGAACTCAGGCAGATGGGAATCCCGCTTTCGGAATATACACCGAGCAAAGGAAACGATAAGATCGCCCGTGTAAACGCAATCTCTGATCTGTTTGCGTCTGGAATTGTCTGGGCACCGTACACCCGCTGGGCAGATGAAGTCATCGAAGAGATGGCCTCCTTCCCAAACGGCGACCATGATGACCTTGTTGACTCCAGCAGCCAAGCCCTGATGAGGTTCCGTCAAGGCGGATTCATTCGCGCAGATTCCGATGAGGAAGATGAGCCGATCTACCGCCGAAAGTATGAGTACTACTGAGGAATCCTATGGCTACCAACTTTGACAAAGCCCTGTACCAAGCGCCCGTCGGCATCGAATTTGAAGAGGAAGAGCCGATGGAGATTGAGATCGTCGATGACCCGGTAGAACTGGAAATCGAAGAGGTCGCAATCACCGTCAACAACGGCTTTGACGCCAACCTTGCAGAGATCATGGATGAGAAGGCCATGCTCTCCGTCGCCAGTGAACTGTCCGAGGAAATTGACAACGACAAGAACTCGCGCAAGGACTGGGAGAAGGCAGCCATCGAAGGTCTGAAGCTTCTGGGCCTGAAGTATGAAGAGCGCACCGAGCCTTGGAACGGCGCCTCCGGTGTGTTCCACCCAATGATCACCGAGGCAGTTGTCAGGTTTCAGTCAGAAACCATCACCGAGTGCTTCCCCGCGCAGGGGCCGGTGCGGACAAAGATTCTGGGCGAAGAGACGCCAGAGAAGAAAGACGCCGCCGTTCGTGTCGAAGATGACATGAACTATGAACTGACCGAAGTGATGCAGGAATTCCGCCCGGAGCATGAGCGCATGCTGTGGAATCTGGCGCCATTCGGATCGGCGTTTAAAAAGGTGTACTACGACCCGAGTCTGGGCCGTCAGGTTTCGCTCTTCATACCCGCAGAAGACATCCTCCTGCCCTATGGCACGACGGACATGAACACCTGCCCGCGCATCACCCATGTCATGCGCAAGACGGAAAACGAGATCATCAAGCTGATCCACGCCGGTTTCTACCGCGACATTGAACTGCCGGAACCCAACCGCGACAAGGATGAGATCAAGGAAGCCAAGGACGATGAAACTGGCTTCAATGACCTCAACGACAGCCGCTACACCCTGTATGAGTGCCATGTAGACCTCGACCTGCCCGGTTTTGAGGACACGCAGGACGGCGAACCCACCGGTATCGCCCTGCCCTATGTGGTCACCATGATCAAGGGTTCCAACGAAATTCTGGCAATCCGCCGCAACTGGCAGGAAAACGACAACCTGCGCCTCAAGCGCCAGCACTTTGTCCACTACCAGTACATCCCCGGCTTCGGTGCCTACGGTTTTGGCCTGTTCCACCTGATCGGCGGCTTCGCCAAGAGCGCAACCAGCCTCATGAGGCAGTTGATCGACGCAGGCACGCTGTCAAACCTCCCCGGCGGCTTGAAGTCGCGCGGCATGCGTATCAAGGGAGATGACACTCCAATCGCGCCGGGAGAGTGGCGAGACGTAGATATCGGGTCCGGAGCCATCCGAGACAACATCCTGCCCCTGCCGTACAAGGAACCCAGCGCAGTTCTGTACCAATTGCTGGGCAATGTGGTCGAGGAAGGCCGTAAATTCGCCGCCACCGCCGATCTTCAGGTCAGCGACATGTCGGCCAACTCCCCCGTAGGCTCGACGCTGGCCCTGCTGGAGCGCCAGTTGAAGGTAATGACGGCGATTCAGGCCCGCATTCACTACTCGTTTAAACAAGAACTGAAGCTTCTGGCTGGCATCATCCGCGACTATACGGACGATGACTACGACTACCAGCCGGAAGATGCCGACCGCAGCGCAAAACGGGAAGACTACGACTGTGTTGAGATCATCCCGGTGTCCGATCCGAACGCCGCGACCATGTCTCAGCGCGTGGTGCAGTATCAGGCCGTCATGCAGATGGCCCAGATGGCGCCCGACATCTACGATCTGCCGCAGTTGCACCGGCGCATGCTCGACGTTCTGGGTATCAAGAACGCAGAAAAGCTGGTGAAGCTGCCGGAAGACCAGAAACCGAAGGACCCGGTGACGGAAAACATGGCAATCCTGACCGGAGAGCCGACGAAGGTGTTCTTCTATCAGGACCACGCAGCCCATATGGCTGTTCACCAGTCCATGATGCAAGACCCGACCATCGCCGCCATGCTTGGCCAGAATCCGCGCGCGCAGTCGATCATCGCAGCCCTCCAAGCGCACGTTGCAGAGCACGCCGCATTCCAGTATCGCCGTCAAATCGAACAGCAACTGGGCATGCCCCTGCCTCCGGAAGACAAGGAAATGCCTCCGCAGGTGGAAGTGGCCCTGTCTTCGATGCTGGCGCAGGCCGCGCAGCAGGCTTTGATGCAAAACCAAGCCCTCGCAGCCCAGCAACAGGCTCAACAGCAGGCCCAAGACCCCATGATCCAGATGCAGCAGCAGGAACTCCAGCTAAAAGCGCAGGAAATCCAGATCAAGGGTCAAAAAGTGCAGTCGGACGCCGCAATTGCAGCCCAAAAACTGCAACTGGAAGCCCAAAAAGCCCAGCAACATGCCGTTTTGTCGGACAAAAAGCTTGCAACGCAGGCCGCAACGAAGGCCGACGAACTCAAGCTGCGTCAGGAAGAGTTTGCAGCCGAAATGCAGCTAGAAGGGCTGAAAACCGGCGCCCAAATTGAGGAGAAAAAGCGCGAGCAGAAGTTCCGCCACACCTCAGAAGGATTTAAACACGGCGCAGAGCTTGCAAAGTCACGCCGTGAACAGGCCAATCCCAAGCCGGAAGGCTCCACACCGCCTAAAGGAGATCAATGATCACTGAATTCGCCCGCGTTCTGAAGGAAAAGATCAGAACCGACATGAACAACTATACGGATGACCTCGCCAACGGGGTCTGCCGTAATTTCGATGAATACCAGAAGCTGGTAGGCGTCATTCAGGGTTTGGCAATCGCCGAAAGGCACCTGCTAGACCTCGTCGAGGCTGTTGAAAAGGCCGAGAGATAACCCCGCCGTTTGGCATCCACCCTTGGGGAAGGGCCGTACATGATTCGGTAAATCATGCTTTAAGGAAACCATGAGTGATTTAAACCTCATCTTGCCGCCGGGAGTAACTCTTCCGAAACCTGTCCAGCCGCAGACTGAAGCCGACCCGGCCCAGCCTGCCGAAGAAAAAGGCAGGCAACTGCCCAAGCCTCAAGGCTGGAAACTCTTGTGCATCGTCCCTGATGTGCAGGAGAACATCGAAGGTACCACCCTCGACCTTGTCAAACCCACCTCGGCCTTGCGCGCAGAAGAGCACGGAACCACGGTTCTGTTCGTTCTGGACGTTGGCCCGGATGCGTACACCGACAAGGATAAGTTCCCGACTGGCCCTTGGTGCCAGAAAGGCGACTTTGTCTTGACCCGCACCTACACCGGTACGCGATTCAAGATGTACGGCAAGGAGATGCGAATCATCAATGACGATCAGGTGGAAGCCGTTGTCGATGATCCGCGTGGCGTAACCCGAGCATAAGGAGTCATCATGCCCGAATCATTCCAGTTTCCTGATGAGCAGGAAAACGAAATCGTAGAAAGCCCCGCAAGCGATGAGCTTGAGGTAGAAATCGTCGATGACACGCCAGAGCGTGACCAAGGACGCAAGCCCCTGACAGAAGAAGTCCCCGATCCGTCGGACGATGAACTCTCGGAGTACTCCAAGGGTGTTCAGGAAAAGATCAAGAAGCTGACCCACGCGCGGCACGATGAACGCCGTGCCAAGGAAGCGTTGGTCCGTGAGAAGCAGGAGCTTGAGCGCGTCGCTCAGAAGCTGCTTCAGGAAAACAACAGCCTGCGCACACGGGTGCAGTCCAGCCACGAAACCATCATCAAGTCCGCCAGTGAATCGGCCAACCTTGAGTTGGAAAGCGCGCGCGCGGAACTGCGTAAGGCACAGGAAGCCTTCGACACTGACGCCATCATCGCGGCGCAGGAGAAGCTGACGGATGCAAAGCTGCGGATTCAGCGGATTCAAGAAATTCCTGAAACCCCTTTACAACCCGAACGTGTTGAGGTACAAACGCGCCAAGAGCAGTTTAAACCCGTACCTGAAAGGGTACAGCCCGACGAAAAGACCCTGCGCTGGCAGGCACGAAACCAGTGGTTCGGAGCAAACGGGTTTGAAGAAGTTACAGCATTCTCACTGGCGCTGCATCAAAAGCTAGTGAATTCGGGCGTTGACCCGCGAAGTGATGAGTACTTCGGAACGATTGATTCGCGCGTGCGGTCGAAATTTCCGGAGGTGTTTGGTGATGAGTCTTCTGGTAAGAACGGTACATCCAAACGTCCTGCATCGGTAGTGGCTCCTGTGTCTCGCGCATCAGGGCCGAAAAAAGTCGTATTGACCAAGTCCCAAGTCGCAATTGCGAAGAAGTTTGGTCTGACCCCCCAGCAGTACGCCGCTGAATTTTTGAAAATGGAGAACCAGAATGGCAATTGACAAGACACCCCGCGAACAGACCTCCCGTGAAAAAACGGCCCGATATGTTTACAAGCCGTCCAGTATGCTGCCCGATCCCGATCCGCAGCCGGGTTGGACCTTCCGATATATTGCAACGCATATTCTCGGCAAGGCAGACCCGACAAACGTTTCGAGGAAGATGCGCGACGGATGGGTGCCGGTGAAAGCCGAAGATCACCCTGAACTCGCAGCGATGGGGTTCCAGTCTGGCAACGTCGAGATCGGTGGCCTGATGCTCTGCAAGATGCCCACTGAACAGGCGGAAGCCATTGCTGAGTACTACCAGAATCAGGCGCAGAACCAGATGGATTCTGTAGACAACAACTTTATGCGTCAGAATGACCCGCGCATGCCGCTGTTTGCTGAGAAGAAAACAACGTCTAGCCGGGGAAGTTTTGGTTCCAAATCATAGGAGTCCTTAAATGGCAAACGTTTCGTCCCCCTATGGTCTGAAGCCGGTCAACCTGATCGGTGGTCAGCCCTACGCGGGTTCTACCCGCGAAATCGCGCTCTCGACGAACAATAGCGCCGCTATGTTCAACGGAGACATCATCCAACTGACCTCGGCTGGCAATCCCCAAGCCCTGACCGCTACCATCACCACCGGCACTACCGCTGGCGTGGTTGGCGTGATGGTTGGCTGCCGCTATGTCAACCCCGTCACCAAGCAGTCGCTGTGGGCACAGTATGTTCCCGCAAACGCGATCACCGGTGGCTACACCAACGTTTACATCTACGTTGCTGATGATCCGGACTTGGTCATGCAAGTTCAGGGTTCTGCCGCTTTCGGCTCTCTGACCAACGGCGCCGCTGGTGCTGTGGGCAAGAACGCCGCTCTGGGCAACTTCAGCGCCGGTTCCACCAGCACTGGCAACAGCGCGGTGAATCTGGTCGTGGGCGCCAACGGTGGTTCGCTGGCTTCAACTGCAACTCTGGCAATGCGTATCGTGGGCGTGGTCCCCGGCACCGAAAATGACACTTACCCGGAAATTCTGGTGAAGTGGAATTTCGGCGCGCATTCCTACAACTTCGCCACCGGCGTCTAAGGAGTAAAGCAAAATGGCTATTTCTCGTTCGCAACTCCTCAAGGAACTGCTCCCCGGTCTGAATGCTCTGTTCGGTATCGAATACAACCGCTACGGCGAAGAGCACAAGGAAATCTACGAAGTCGAAACTTCTGAGCGTTCCTTCGAAGAAGAAACCAAGCTGGCTGGATTCGGTGCTGCACCGACGAAGGCTGAAGGCTCGGCCATCTCCTACGACAACGCGCAGGAAGCATGGACTGCCCGTTACACCCACGAAACCATTGCTCTGGGCTTTTCGATCACCGAAGAGGCGATTGAAGACAACCTGTACGACAGCCTGTCTGCTCGTTACACCAAGGCTCTGGCCCGTGGTATGGCCTACACCAAGCAGGTGAAGGGCGCCGCTGTTCTGAACAACGGCTTCACCAACTCTGCTCAGTACTACGGCGGCGACGGCGTACCCCTGTTCTCGACCTCCCACCCGCTGGTCAACGGTGCTACCAACAGCAACCGCCCAAGCACTGGCGTGGACCTGAACGAAACTTCTCTGGAAGCTGCTGTGATTCAAATCGCAGCGTGGACGGATGAAAAGGGTCTGCTGATTGCAGCCAAGCCCAAGAAGCTGGTGATCCCGCCTGCTCTGATGTTCGTTGCCACCCGTCTGCTGGAACCCCACCTGCGCGTTGGCACCACCGACAACGACATCAACGCCATCAAGAACAACGGTTCGATCCCGGAAGGCTACACGGTCAACCACTTCTTGACCGACACCAACGCATGGTTCCTGACCACGGACGTTCCCAACGGTATGAAGCACTTCGTGCGTTCGCCGCTGGCCCAGTCTATGGACGGCGACTTCGACACCGGCAACGTGCGCTACAAGGCACGCGAGCGTTACAGCTTCGGCTGGAGCGATCCGCTGGGTGTGTTTGGCTCCCCCGGTTCGACCTGATCCTCGGGTTGACCAAGAAAAGGCTCCTTCGGGAGCCTTTTTTGTTGCAGCGTTTAAAGGCGGGTGGTATAAACACACATCCGGGTTGTCCGGTGCTACAGACTGTCCCGGCAGACTTTTCCTACGAGACTGTGGCACCTTAATGTAGGAGTACATCTCATGGGTATCGCAACGCATCTTGGCCCTTGGCTGCTGGGCACTGTCAAAGACAACGCAGGCCGCAACGTCGGCGCCACCACCGTTTCTCAGTCGTACACCGCACCGGCGTCGGTCATCCTGACATCTCCGACCGCACAGCAGATGTTTGTGCTGCCCGCTGGCGCCAAGATCATCCGCTTCAACGTCGAAGTGACGGTTGCTCTGACCACGGCTACCAACTGCGGTTTGGTCATCGGTGACTCTGGTACGTCTAACAAGTACGTCACCACGTTCAACACCGGCGCCACTGTCGCCAAGGTTGCGCAGGCAACGGTTGACGCTGCCATGCAGGTCGCACAGACCAACAACATCGGCACCAGCGATGTGGCAATCTACGGCACGTTCACCGCTGCTACCGGCAATGCTGCCGCTGGCAACATCGTGGTGACTGTTGAGTACATCGTCCGCAACAGCGACGGCTCTCTGACCAACCCGTAATAGGGTCTTACGATGTCAACTCAAACTGACATTCTGGCTTCTGTACCGCTCACCGCGAGCGGGCAGTTCACCAATCAGGCAGCCGCGAACATCCCGCGCTGCCGGGTCAAAGCCATCTACATCGTGCCGTCTGGTACCGCAGGCTCTATCGTCCTCAAGGACGGCGGCGCCAGCGGCTCCACGATTGCCACGATCAACACAGTGGCGTCGGCTACGCAGCCAACGTATATGCTGTTCCCCGGAGAAGGGTTGCTATTCCGCAGCGATGTGTACGGAACAGTCACCAGCCTTGGCTCCGCAACAATCTTTTATGCCTGACCATGCCATCAAAATCAGCCTCTCAAGCGCGGCTGATGGCAGCAGTCGCACATAACCCCGCCTTCGCCAAGAAGGTGGGGATTCCTACGTCAGTGGGCCGCGACTTCAATCAGGCAGACAAAGGCAAAAAATTCCGTGAAGGTGGTTCTATGGACAAGTATGCACGCATGAAGCAGCAGGCACAGGAAGAACAACGTGATGCCAAGTTGCGCGGGTTCACCGATAAGGCGTATGAAGGCTCTCTGACAAACACTGAGATGCAGCCACTGCCGTACCGGCCCAAGGGCGGCGTCGATGGCATGTTTAAGGGCGGCGACGGCGATATGCCGGAGGCTCGGACGCTTCCCAATCGCATCACCCCCGGAAAGAAAAGCAAGCTTGACGAAATCCCAGTGAAGTACGCGCGCGGCGGTGGCATTGAGTCCCGTGGCAAGACCAAGGGCAAGATCGTCAAGATGGCGACCGGAGGCTTCGTGCGCAGTGCAGACGGCATCGCCCAGCGCGGCAAGACCAAAGCCACCCAGATCAAGATGAAACGCGGCGGGATGTGCTGACATGGGCCTCCCAGACATAGCCAGTTTCTTCCTGTCCAAAAAGGCGCAGGCAGGAGCATCTCAGAATGCCATCAAGCAGCAGGAAGCGAAAGATGCAGCGGATCGTAAGGCTGCGGAAGATGCTGCGAAAGCAAAGGCTGAGAAGGACGCTGCGGAGAAGAAGGTCAAGGAAATCCAGTTCGCAGTCGGTGGTCTTACATCCGACAGCCCTCTGGCTCCAAAAGGTGCAATGTCTCCTCTGGCGAATGGTGGTCTTTCTGGTCCCAACGGTATGCTTGATTACCGTAATCAGATGGCTGCCAAAGGTATGAAAAAGGGCGGGACCGTCAAGTCTCGCGGTGATGGTATCGCCCAGCGGGGCAAGACTAAAGGAAGGATGGTTTAAATGGCTACCAAGAAGATGGCTCCGAAGAAGAAGGCTTTCCGTCGCTTTGCTGATGGCGGCGAAACCACGGACTATGTGGATGGACGCTCGGAAGACAACACCGACAAATCCAACCGCCGTGAGAACGAACGCAACGCAAATGCAACGGATGATCCGATTGCAGCCATGAACCAGATGGAAGGCTGGACGGGCGTGCGTGAAGGCAAGAACGCCAACATTGATGACTCCACCCGCCAGCGCGCGATGGAATCCGTCAAGGCCATGCCGCGTCGCCCAGTGTCCAAGACGCCTGTTGCCAAAAAGGCAGCACCATCCACCCTCAAGGGCGCAGACAATCGTCAGGCTCTCAATGCCAGCGAGTCTTATCGCCGCACTGACACTAGCCGTCCTGCTGAAGAAGAGGGGCTGGAGAATCTGTCCGGCGATTTCATCGGTGGACCGGCCAAGCTTGGCGCCACGGCACTGGCTGGTCTGGCTGCCGGTATGGGCCTGAAGCGTCTGCTGAAGCGTGGCGCAAAAGAGGGCGCAGAGCAGATGGTCAAGCGCGGCTCTCCGGAGATTGGCTACGAAGCCACCAAGCGCATCGGAATGTCTGAAGGCAAGAAGGCGCTGCCCGCTCCGCCGAAAGCTTTGCCCGCACCCAAGCGCGCCGCAGAGGTGGAAGATGTGGTCGCCAAAGGCACCCGTGATGATGTCACCAACCCGCTGGCATGGCTGATGGGCAAAAAGGGCATTCTGGGTCGCAAGAATGGCGGCGCCATCAAGGCTTACGCCAAGGGCGGCACTGTTTCGGCCTCTCGCCGTGGTGACGGCATTGCCTCCAAGGGCAAGACTCGCGGAAAGATTTACTGATGATGCCCAGCCGTGGGATGGGGGCCATCGCCCCCGTCAAGGTTCCCAAGCGCATCAAGCGCAAGGACGATCCGAACACCGTTGAGGTGTACGCGGCTGGCGGAGTAGTCAAGCGTAAACCGAAACCGAAGAAGAAACCATGAGCACATCCGGCACGACAACCTTCAACCTCGACCTTGCAGAACTGGTCGAGGAGGCGTTTGAGCGCGCCGGTACAGAACTGCGGACAGGGTATGATCTGCGTACCGCCCGCCGTAGTCTGAACATCATGTTTGCGGACTGGGCTAACCGTGGCATCAACATGTGGACCATTGACTCTGGCTCCATCCCGTTGGTCGCCGGAACAGCCACATACAACCTGCCAACCGACACCGTTGACCTTCTGGAGCATGTGATCCGGACGGGCGCCGGTGTTGCTGCCACGCAGGCTGATCTGACCATCACCCGCATCAGTGTTTCTACATACGCAACAATTCCAAACAAGCTTTCCACTGGCCGTCCGATTCAAGTCTACATCGACAGAATATCTCCGACGCCCACCGTTACCGTCTGGCCCGTCCCGGACACGGCCACACCGTACACCTTCGTGTATTGGCGCCTACGCCGCATTCAGGACGCGGGCACCGGTGTAAACACTATGGATGTGCCGTTCCGATTCATTCCGGCTATGGTGGCTGGGCTGGCGTATTACATTGCCACCAAGCGCCCACAGTCGGCGGATCGGGTTGGCTTGCTCAAGGCTCAATACGATGAGGCTTGGGAATTCGCCGCCTACGAAGACCACGACAAGGCAGC